TTTTGCTAGTGCTGCCAGTTGGTTCTTACTGATGTTACCATCTACTCCAATAGCACCAGACAAACCATTAAACATACCAGAAACAGCACCAAATGCAACCTGTGACTTACCTGATTGAGCACCATCTTGGATTGCTTTGGTAAATGTATCCATGTTGCCTCTACCAGAGACAGCATCAACTGCTGCTGATCCAAAAGGACCTAGTGCTGCTCTATCGTATGACGTATTAAAAGTTTCAGTTAGTTGATGTGGTAAATAGAGGTATACTGTCTTATAAATCTTTTTCTTATCACCACCACCTTTGCCTTTACCTGCATAAGTATATGAGTTAGAATTTTCATCTGACTCATAGATGGTGAATTTAAGGTAATCCATTACCTTAGTAGGATATCGTGAATTTCGCGATATGGCTCCATCAGAACCCACTCCACCCCTAGGGGCGACTAGCGGATACATCAATCTATTACTTGCCATGAGTTACTCGGGAAAATACCGTCCGTCAAATAGACAAAAATATAAAGGGGACCCTACAAACATTATTTATAGGAGTTTATGGGAAAGAAAGTTCATGGTTTGGTGTGACAAAAATGAAAACATTGTTGAATGGGGTTCGGAAGAAATTGTCATCCCCTACATTTCTCCTGTTGATAATCGGGTTCATCGCTATTTTCCCGACTTCTATGTCCGAGCAAGAACCAGGGACGGAAGGTCTCAGAAGTTCATTATCGAAATTAAACCGAAGTCGCAATGTGCTCCGCCCAAAAAGAAAAAGAGAATCACAAAACAGTATCTAAGTGAAGTGAAGACCTATGCTGTCAATGAGGCAAAATGGAAGGCAGCAGAGGAGTATTGTAAAGACAGGCGCATGACGTTCAAGATCCTTACAGAAAACGAGTTAAAGGTATGAGTATTTTTACTGATATCAAAGATTTAGCAGGAGGGAAGAAGCAGTCTAAGGACTGGTATCGTTCTCAGGCATTTTATGGGTTAGAAGACTCCACAGGTTTCAAGGTGGGTGATGTAATCTACTACGCATATGCTGCTGCTACTGAGAATCTACCTTTCTATGACAGATTCCCTATGGTATTGATTACTGACATAGATATGCAGAACTTACAGTTCTCAGGTGGAAACTTGCATTATCTTAGACCAGATGCACGTAGAAGCGTAGCAAAGTCATGGGGTGGTGGGTCTGTTTCATATCCTTCCCGTTGCCATCATAAATACTTTATGTCAAATGCTAGTAACATCAAAACTGTTCGGCGTGCAGACCTCCTTGATATGACTCCTTTACCGCTAGAACAATTTACAATGAGACGAGCGGGTATGAGGATAGATGTGCCTAGTAGTTTTATTTGGTCCAGACTCTAATGGGAAATCCTAATAGATTTAATCAATTCAGGGCAGAGATTGCCACTAACAGGTTGGCACCTGCTACGAGTAATCTGTGGGAATTCCGTCTGCCACCTCCTGTCTTTATGGCAAGTGACTTTGGTAGGATAAACTCTGAGACCAGAGAGTTTGTTCAGAATGTCAATTACTTTGCTAGTTCAGTGACTGTGCCTAGTAGAGCAGTTACTACTGGTGAGGTTAATAACTTTGGTATGATGCGTCGTTTCGCTACTGGACAGACAAACTCCTCTATGAACGTATCCTTCCTCGTAACTAAGGATCAAAGTCATAGAAAGTTCTTTGAGAGATGGATGCATTACGCTGCTTCTGATTCTGACAATACTGTTGGATTCTATGATGATTACGTCACCGACATGTCTATTATCAAATGGGAGAGTGGTGCTAATTTCAGAATTATCAGCGAGAACAACGATAGTAAGGATAAAGAGCATAAAGGCGCATTGAACCCAATGCAGTCAACTGCTGTATATCAAATATATGGTGCATTTCCAGTAAACGTCAGTACCATGACTCTCGATAACGAACAAACGAGTTTACTGCTCATGGAAGTTGAGTTCTTCTTTGAGAGATATAGAATGGATCCTGTCAGTCCTAAGACTCTCAAACATAAGCAGAAACAAGCTGCCTTTACTTGGGACGAAGTACGACTACGAGTTGAAGGTTCGGGTAACCCAGACGTTCAGCGATATAGTGTATAAATAATTTTATCGTAATCTATCATTATGCCTTTACCAAAACTTGCTGTGCCAGAGTATGATTGTACTCTGCCTGTTAGTGGTCAGAAAGTCAATTTCCGACCATTCCTCGTAAAAGAAGAGAAACTCCTCTACCTCGCCATGGAGAGTCAGAAGGAGAAAGAGATGATCAAAGCAGTTAAGACTATTCTTAAAAACTGCACAGACCTAAAATCTGTTGATGATCTCCCTACATTTGAGTTGGAATATCTGTTCTTGCAGATCCGTTCTAAGGCGGTCGGTGAGGTCAGCGAATTCAAAGTCGTTTGTCAAGATGACGGTGAAACTGAGGTAGATGTTGAACTTGACCTTAATGCGGTTGAAGTCAACGTTCCTAAGGATCACAAGAAGATTGTCAAACTCAGTGATGATGTCAAGATTCAAATGAAATATCCTGCTCTGGATGTTTTCGTTGAACGTAACATGACTGATGATCCATCACTTGATGACGTGTTCGCACTTGCTGCTGACTGTATTGACAAAGTATATGAAGGTGATGAAATCTATGATTCTTTCACTAAGAAAGAAGCAACTGAATTCATCGGTGAAATGAACAATGAGCAGTTCGCTCAGATTCAGAAGTTCTTTGAAACTATGCCAAAACTATCCCACACTATCTTCGTTACTAATCCTAAAACAGGAGTAGAGAATGAAGTGTTGTTGGAGGGTCTAGCAAGTTTTTTCGGGTAGCATTGATGCACGATAGTCTTATGAATCATTATAAGACTAATTTTGCATTGATGCAGCATCACAAGTACAGTTTGACTGAACTAGAAAATATGATGCCATGGGAACGTGATGTTTATGTCAACCTTCTACTTGCTTACTTACAAGAAGAAGAGCGACGTATGAACAAACAAAACGGTAGTGTACCACTCTAATGGCAGCAACCCTAAGAAAATATATCAGCGTAAAGGCACCTAGCACTGGGCAAGATGACCTCGGGAAAGCAATCAAAACCGAGGTCTTCTCGAAGAATAGGTTGGGTGGTGCTGTTTCTTATTTGGGAATTGCTGTACAAGATTTCAAAGAGATCGCAAAGGTTCATACGGAATTTGAACTGGATGCGTTACAGCGCGAGAAAGAAATCGATGAGAAAGAGCACAAGCATAAAGTCTCTATCATCGAAGCGCAAGAAGACATTTTAGGTAGAAAGAAAGGAAGAGCGAAGGATAAGGCATCAGAGGCGTTACAAGAGAAGCAGAAAGCACCTGCACAGAAGAAGAAAGAAGGAGAAAAACTAGCAAAGAAAGAAAAGGGTAAGTTTGGGTTCTTAAAAGCACTGCTACAACCCCTGAACTCTCTCGGCGCTATGTTGATGAAAGTTCTGGCACCACTTCTGACAATGAAGTTGCTGGAATGGGTAAGTAAAGAAGAGAATCGGGAAGCATTAAAGAAGGTCTTCGGATTTGTCTCTGCCATATGGACGTTTAGTCGTGCCTTAGCAAGTCTTGGCATCGACCTTGTGATGAAAGGCATCACAAATGTCTTTGGAGATTCTGAGAAGACTGGTGTTGCCAGGATATTTGAACAAATGTTTGGCGTCCTACAACTTGTAGGGGGTCTTGCTGCACTTTGGGCTGCTTCCAGGGTCCTAATGCCTTGGAAACTTATTGGTGATGTCAAGTTCATGCGTGGACTTGGTAAAGCAGTTTCTAACGCAGATCAACAAAGAATGCGACCAGACCGCGATGGTCGTCGTCTTGATGGTCCTGATGTTGATGTTGATGGTCGTAAGCGTAGAACAGGATCTAGGGAGAGATACGAGAGACGTTACGGTAGGGATGCTGCTGACAGAAGGTTCGGTAGAGACAACAACCGCCGCCGTCGCAACCGCCGCCCACGCGGTAGGAGAGGACTGGTTGGTGGTCTCATGGGTGGTTTGTGCCCTAACCCACTGGATCTCTTACCTGACAACACACCTAAGAATGTTGTAGATAATGTTGCCAAGAATGTAGATAACGTTGGT